TTTTCGTGTAAATCTTCCTTTACAATCTAAATAAATTAATAATTCTAAATCTGCATCTTTTAACCCGTAAGTCTTACAGACCCACTTTCTAGTGAGCCTGTAATACTTAAGGATATTTAATTCACGCAGATCCTGCGCAGTTAGTCTCAAATTCTAACCAACTGAAATCGCGCCACATGCTGTGATGTCTGTATCAATGTATACTCCAGCTCTTGTAGTGTCGTCATAATCTGTCGTAACGTCATCAGCTATCACTGTAACACCATCACTATGAGGACCTCTATTCATTGCTGAAACTATAGAATGAATCACTTTTTTCATTTTACCTGCAGTAACAGTTAAAGCTACGGTATCTGAAATAACTTCGTTTCTCTCACTTTCGAAATAAATCGTTAGTGTTGTTGTAGCTGTAGGTCCCATACCTTGAATCTTATTCACTGGTAACATTACCGAGGCCGCCGAATCGTCGTCATCTTCTTCGTCTGTAACTGCTCTAAAGTAAAAATAGTTATCATATTTTGAACTTGTCATAATCTTATTTTTTAATGTTTATATTCTAGTTATTTATCAGTTAATTATCTATTAACTAAATGTAGCAGTCGCAGCAGCAGTTCCGTCGCCTTGGCCCGTTACGTATACTTCACACGCCCAACCATTAGCTTGCCCAGTCATGTTTAGAAACTTTACGTAACTACCTTTTCCACCATCACCATGAGTAGCTCCTGTAATAGTAATTACATTATCAGTAGATTGGTCCGCTATATGAGATGTAGGTACTCTAGTAGTATTTGAACCTCTATCTGTACTAATAGTAGACGCTGGACTGTACTGAGTATCCGTAGTCGTAGTGTAAGAATGTGCAACACCGTTAGTCATAGCTGTGTTGTAAAAAACTGTAATCCAGTCACCTGGGTTTCCAGCAGCAGCTGAAGGTAAAGTCATTGCAGCCGCGCCAGCGATTGATTGATACCTTGTATTAGCTGATAATACTAATGAGTTAGAAATAGCTGTTGGTGCTGCAGTACCACCCCAATGAATTGGGTCAGGCATTCCACTATTTTTAGTTGCCGCTTGTACAGTAATAGCACCACAAGCCGTGATGTTAGGATGTATGTAAGATGTTGTTAAAGAACCAGCGGCTCCTCCAAAAGCAACAGTACAATCATCTGCTATTACAATGAATCCATCATCGTTTCTTCCTGAACTGTTAATAGCTTGTACAATACCTGAAATAGCTTCAAACGTTTTACCTTGATCAACTGTTAATACAACAGTATCATGTGAAAATTGCTCATCACGTAAACTTCCTTTATGTGAATTTGCCACACTTTTAAAAGTCAAAGTTACTGTAGTATCTGATGTAGGTGCTATAGCTACCATAGAACTTGCTGGTACGCATAACACATCATCCGTCCCATCTTCATTGTCCTCATCGGTTACTGTTCTAAAATATAACCATTTATCAAATTTGTCCATAATTTTTGTTTTTGATTAATTAATAATTTGTTTTTGTTTTTAATGTTTAAGGTTTAAGGTTTCCGGTTTAGGTTTAATCTATTATTACCACGCTACCCAAATAGATAGCGTGGTATAATATTTTTGTTAAGTTACTACGATACTGTAATATGTGCTACATCAGCAGCATAACCAGTTACACAGTAATTTGCACCGTTATATACGACAGTACATTGATCTCCTAGTACTGCTCCAGAAATAAATACTATTTCATCAACTGCAGTTTCTGCATGAGTAGCAGCGCCACCATCAGCACCAGCTACACCACCAACTATAGAGTCTTCATCTGTGTGATTTGCGATTGTTACTGCATATGCAGCTACAGTCCCTATAACGAATTGTGCATTCCATCCCTTCTCAATTGTAGACATTAAAGGTAATGTAATTTCATATGCAGACGCTTGGTTAATGTTAAATACACTACCAGAATCACTAGCTATTAAAGTTTTAGCAGCAGCAACATCTACTATGTTTTTTCTTGTATTAAAAAATACTCTTCCCATTTTTAATAATTTTTAAAGTTTATAATTTGTTTGATTTTATAGTTACCGGGTTGTAGTAACTTTGGTTTTAAGGTTTTGGATTATGGTCTAGGTTTATTTATTCCACTAGAACAACATCGCCTGATCGGATTACACGGTGTAGTTCTTCTTTGTACGATATATCATGTCCTGCATGTTTATCATAATACACTACATCTCCGTCTTCTAATCCTTCTACGAGATTGCCAGTAGAAATAATTTTTGCTTTTAAGTACCTATTGTCACTGTCTGTATCATCTGTCATAATCAGTCCAGCAACCGTCTTAGGTCCTTCTTTTATATTTTGTACAACTATATAGTGATTAATTGCTTTCATTCATCCTTATATTTGAAATTACACAATCAGCTGATATAATCGTATTTACTACACTTACAGCGTTTTTCAGCGCCGATTTTGTAACCAAAACCGGGTCTATAATACCGGTTGAGATCATTTCGGCTCTTTCACCGGTTATAACATCAATCCCATAACCTTCGTGATCTTCAGTTCCCTCCATCAAGTGTATACCGGCATTCTCAAGTATGGTATAGAAAGGAGACTGAATAGCCTTTAGTAGTATCTCTTCGCCTACCGCGTTAGCGGTGATTTTTTGAGATGCGTTTAATAGTGCTACACCACCGCCTGGTACTATCCCTTCCTTGAGTGCTGCTTTTGTAGCGTAGATAGCATCTTCTGTTCTATCTTTCTTTTCTTTGAGTTCGACTTTAGAATTAGCTCCAACCCGCACGATTCCGACAGAACCTGTTAACATTGCCAATCTATCCTCTTGTTTTTTCTTTATAAATTCG